GTCCTCCGCTGCTGGACAGGACACCGGGCACGTTTTCCCAGACGCACCAGCGAGGCCGGAAGCGGTCAAGAAGGCCGAGATAGACGAGGGCGAGGTTGCCTCTTGGATCGTCAAGTCCTTTGCGGAGGCCGGCGACTGAGAAGGACTGACAGGGGGTTCCTCCGACCAGCAAATCGAAAGCTGGGACATTCCACTCACGGTAGTTCTCCATGTTCCCCAGGTTGGGGATGCTGGGGAAGCGGCTTGCGAGCACCGCGCTTGCGAACGGGTCGATCTCGCTGAACGCGACGGGCTCCCAGCCAAGCGGGTGCCAGGCCACGCTTGCGGCTTCGATGCCCGAGCAGACGGACAGGTAGCGCACTACCGTACTCGCCGCAGCAGCGGCTCACGGTCGGGACGCCGCACCACGGGCCGCGCCGTCGAGGCAGCTCGAGCGCGCCACACAGCAGCCGTCACGGTGTCGCCGACCGCCTCGGCGTGGTCTGCCTCGAGCAGCATGGCGCTTGGCTCGGCGTGGGCGCGTACGTCATGCGTGAGCGCGCACGCGCGGCAATAGACCCTCACAGCCACGGCATCTGGTCCCGCAGCCTACGCCGCTCTTGGGCCTTGCGGTCCACCGGCTTCTCCCAGCCGATGCACAGCTCACGGCCTCCCGTCCAGGTCGAGATCATGCCGCACCGGATGCACCGATGCCGCACCTTCCGGTCCTCGCCGAGCGAGGTCAGTCGCCACTTGTGGGGCTTCACTTCAACGCCTTCCCTTTGATGCCGACGAGATATGATTTCCGACCGCAGCGAACGGTTTGCAGCATGCCAGACGGCTTGCTGTCGATGATGCGATGCCGCCGTCCGCATCCACGAGGGCATGGCATAAGTTGACCCGGTATTGTCAATGCCTCGCCGAACTCGTCGTTGCCGATGGCTACGAATGGGATGGTCTTGTTAGTCACTTCGGTTTCCTTTCTGCGGACCACTCGGCGCGCTCTGCTGCGATGCTCTGTCGCTGCTTGTCCTGCGCAGCCTTCTGCGCCAGCCACATCTGCTGGTGCTTGCGCTTCTTGGCCAGCTTCTTTTCCTTCTCCTCAAGCGCGGTGCGGATGGCGCCCGAGCACGGGCTGGTGGCGCCCGGCCACGATTGCAGCATGCCGCACCGCACACACCGGATGAGCCTGTCTCCACACTCGTCGCGGCCCTCAGCAAGCCACACGTGATTGTGCGCCAGTGATATGCGCCAGCCGCCTGGCTGGTTGGTCAATGCGTCCTCAATTGACCAGCCGCATTGAATCCGGTTGCAGAATGTCCTCTTGCCGACGCCCCACGATTTGCACATCTCGGCGTGACTCTTGTACTTGCGCCCGAGGTGGTCCCAGCATGCGTTTGCCTTGGGCATCAGACGCCTCCCTGGTGGCCGCGTGGTGGCACGCCTGCCTTGCCATTCCGCCACGAACTCGCGGCCGTCGCCGCTGCCGTGCTGCGCTTGGCCCGTGCCGCTGGGCGCTTGGCCTTGGGCCTAGACACCGGAGCACCATCCGGCGCCTCGACCTGGGTGACGCGCACGCGAGCGCCTACGACGCCATCGTACAGCCGACGCACGTGCAGCTCGACCACGCGCGCGTCGTCGTTCCAGACGACCTTGTTGAGCCCGTCTAGGATGCTCTTGGCCACGTTGTCGATGTCGCCTCGAGCATGCTCGCGGCGGAACACGACCTCGACCTTGTACCAGCCGTCCAGCGACCACAGCTTGCCGTACGCCGCCAGCGCGGACCGGGCATGTAGCGCGACGGCGCGCTGGTATGCCTTCGTCCTGGCGGGCGTGTACGAAGGTCCCCACGCCGAGACTCGCGGTCGCTCTTTGGGAACAGGGTCCGTGGGGATGGTGATGACGATAACTTCGCCGGTCATCAATCGCTTAGACCTGCGATAGCATTTTCAGTATCGAACAGGCTTCCTTGAATGGGCTTTGCATGAAAGACCGTCTCAAGGTTACGAATGGCCTGCCTGTAGTAGCTTGCTTTCAGTTCTGCTCCGATGCCTTTGCGGCCCAATGATACGGCTCCAAACACCTCGGAACCGACGCCCATGAATGGCGTAAACACTACTTCGCCTGGATTGGACCACAGCGTGACGCACCTGTCGATTACGTCTAGCTGCAGCGGATGTACATGCTTTTCGTCCTCCGGGTCGCGCCCCTCCTTGAACGGCAGGACACGATCAATGCGGACGTCGTCCCAGAATGCCGATGCGTACTGGCGCCAGATCCAGTGCGAGAACCTGTTTTCGGTCTGTTTGCCTTTCCATCCACGGTATGAAAGCAGTTCGCGCGGCACCTCTCGCGCGCCCGCATATTCCAGCAAGCCATCTGGATGAGTGATGGGCACAGGATTATCTCCGCGCTTTCGGAAGATGAGCAAATAGTCGGCGGCGGCATTCGTGCAGCGGCTCGAGTCCTCGACGATAGACTGATGGGCGAGGTGCTTCGCCATCGTGCGCATTCGGACCGCCAGCGGTTCTTTCCACACGCAATATCGACCGGCGTACCGGAACCCGATACGCTCATGCAGGCGGATGATGTCACCAGGAAAATCAAGCAGGTGGTCGCACCCGGTGTTGCCGCTCGGCACATCCATACAGTGAACTCCGGTGACTCGGCCGGGCATCGTAATCCGATAGAGTTCGCGGACCACCCGCTCGTAGTGGTCAAGGAAGTCATGGTAGTCACGCGCGTTGCTCAGGTCCCGCTCGCTTGAGGAGTAGTGGTACAGCCCAGCAAACGGCGGCGAATAGACCGACAAATGCACACGCTCGTCGGGAAGGCCCTGCATCACCTCAATGCAGTCTCCGTGGTACAGCGCGTAATGGTCGGTCAACGTCTGGTCATTTACAGCCATTTTGGTGCCTCCTGCTTCTTGTTTCCGTAGGGAGCTCGCGGAATAGCGAGCGAGTTATTCATGTGAGTCACAAGCGAAGCGAACATCTTGTCGGCCTTTTTAGACTTATTGCGACGGGCCTCTAGCACTTCTGTCTCGCCGTCCGATACCACATGGTCCACAACCACGGGTCGCTTTTGGCCGAAGCGCCATGACCTCCGAATACCTTGGTAGTATTGCTCAAACGAGTAGCCGGCGAACACGGTCATGTGCGCACACTGTTGCCAGTTGAGTCCCCATGCGCCGATGACCGGCTTGATGACTAACACGCGAATGTGGCCCGACTGAAAGGCAGCAAACTTCTCTTCCTTTGCATCGTCGGAGTCGCTACCAGATACTTGCACTGCATCGGGGACAAGTCGTTCAATCCGGTCGGCCTCCTCGTTTAGATGAGCCCAGCATACGGCAGGCTCTCCGGTCCCCGTAACAAGCTCAGCAGCCTTCTCACATCGCTCCGCGATGGTCCTGCGGCGCTCTTCCCTGGTTTCCGAAAGGCCGTGTGCAGGCATCGCGAACAAAAACCCCTCTCGCACGGACCGCGCACCTACCACATGTTGTCGCTCAACAAGTTTCGGCAGCTCAAACCCATCGTCGGAAAATCCGAGATCAGAAGGCTTCCTCACCGCCCGCGCCCACGAACAAACCCACCTCCAAAAATGCTGCTCAGAATGGCCCTTGAAACGCCATTTTGGAGCCCCTCCTCCACGGTTTGCCCATTTTCGGTCGGTATCGGAAGTATTCTGGTCATTGCGAAAAAACTTGTTGAGCATGTCCATATGACCGAGGTACCCAAGCGCCTCGCTCGAGGTTCCAAGCTCGACGAAGTCGTTAGGCGCCGCCGTCGCAGTACACAAGAGTCGGTACTTCATCTGCCGCATGAACTCCGTGACCGCTCCGCGCGTGGTGCCGTCAAAGTTCTTTAGGATGCTCGACTCGTCGCAGACGACTCCGGCAAAGTCGTGGCGGTCGAAGTGGCGAAGGCGCTCGTAGTTTGTGACGTAGATGCCGGGCCCGGTGACCACCTGTGACCGCTTCGCGTCGATGCCGAACTTCGCCGCCTCGGTCACCGTTTGCGCCCCGACCGCTATTGGCGTCAAAACAAGTACCGGGCGGTTAGTATGGCGAACCACGTTTTCCGCCCATGACAACTGCATCAGCGTCTTACCAAGTCCGCAATCTGCGAAAATAGCCGCCCGACCTTGCCTCACAGCCCATTCCACCAAAGCGGACTGAAAGTGGAAAAGGCTACTTGGTAGGAAGGTTGGCTCAAATCCAAAAGCTTCGGCGCGCTGAGCGCGTGAATCAAGCCATGCGCGATACTCATCGGTCGAATCAATCATCGCCACCTACCTCCTACGTTGGCTGTGCCGCGGCATCGCGCATCGACCCATTCACGACCGCGCCGGATGCCCCGTAGCACGTCCTCGCGGCTGCCCCAGGTGCGCGGCGCATCGGCGCACGGCGACTCGACCTCGCCGGCCACGACGGCCCGCGCGTGCTCGAGCATCGCCAGCCATCGCGGACGGTGCCGCTCCCACGACGCCAGCGGCCACGATGCCGGCCTAGTAGCGCCTGCGTCCAGGCCGCAGACCCAGCGACGGGCCACGGCGCACCGCGCCAGCCGTGGCGCCGCCAGCTCGGCCGCGCGCGAGTAGCTCACGCCATCGCGCTCGACGATGCCGAGCAGCACCTGATGGATGAGCACGGCGTCGGCGGGCGAGTCCCAGCCGGACTCATGCACCGTCAGCCGGGCCAGGATGAGCGCGTCGTCGTCAAGTTGCGCGGACGCATGGCCGGCGCACGACTGCATGGCAGACGCCATGACGAGCATGACGGCGAAGATGATGCCAGCGGCCACCAGCTCGGCCCACAGCTCGCGCCGCTGAGCGCGGCGCACCTCGGGATGGTCGAGCCGCCTCACAGCCGCACCCCATGGAGCTCGAGCGGGCAGTCGGTCGGACGCAGCGCATGGCGCGGACGCTCGGTCCGCTTGGGCGCGTGGTAGCAGCAGACGACGACGACGACATCGACCGAGCTGGGCGGCTCGCAATAGTCGCAATCGGTACAGCGCGGCGGCAACGGCAGCGGCAACGTCATCGCGTCACCCGCTGAGCCAGAGACAGCGCGGCGCCGACAACGCGCGTGGTGATTACCACCGCGGCAACGGCACCGAGCAACGCGGCATCCAGAGCCAGCATTCGTAGGGCGGTCATTCGTCGCCCCCGTACCCGTAGTCCTCATCGGTGCCCATGCCGGCCGATGCCAGCGCCTCGCCGTCGTCGGAACTGTCGTCGGGCTGACCGTGCAGCGCCTCGAGAAACCGATTCAAGAACGACGGCTCCTCATCGGGCGCCGCGGGCTCAGGCTGGTTGCCCTCGTGCAGCGTCAGGCCGGCTTCGTCCTGGCAATCGTCGGTCTCGTAGGCGGGCTCCTCGGCGGGCTCGTGGCGCTCCTCGACGGTGATGGGCTGTCCGAGGCTGCGGGCCAAGCACTCGGCCATCCACTGCCGCAGTCCGCCCGCGGAGATGGTCAGCTCGTC